AACGCGATTGCCATTGCAACGGCAAAACCTGCTGAAGCTCCCGCTGTTCCATTAGATGCTGCTGTTACTCTACCTTTTGCATCTACTGTAATTGATGAATTTGTATAACTAGCTGCTGTCACTCCAGAGTTAGCTAGTGTTAATGCTCCGCCAGATGCTATTGTTGCATCACCTGATACTGCTGATTCTTGATAACTTGTACCATCTGCAACTAATATTTTAGCAGACGTATTGTCTGGCATTCTTAACTGTGATCCGACTGTTAAGTTTCCATTTGCATAATTAGATACAGTGTTTGCAAAATTACCCATCAAAGAATGTGATGAACATTGGTAATATAAAACATTTGGTGTGTTAACATCAACTGCTATTTGTGTATACGCACCAGATGATCCTGGTGTACCATTAGTGGTTACTCCTGTTGTGTAAGCCGTAGATTTATCTGCTTCTAAATAAAACCTTAATGGGTGACTACTGTTTGTAGAATCTGATTGATCAAATCTATAGTAGTATTTATAAGATGCATCCGCTCCAGTGAAAGTAATTGCCGGAGATTCAAGACCTCCTAAAAAATAAGCACTTGAAGAACCTTGGCCCGAGTACGGATGCGCTGTTGTTTTTGTGCCAACCGTAACAGTAATTACTTCTGGTGCTGATGAAGAACCATATTCAACTGGATTAGGTAAATTAGCTATAGTTGCAGGTAATGTACAAAATACATCTAACGTACTTGAACCACCTGAATTAAAATTTATTTTTGAAGTGGTACCTGCAGAGTTACTTAAAACTGTAGTTCTCTCTAAAGTTGTAGAACCTGAAAGAGTTCCTAAACCTACTTCAAAATTTGCTGTGCCTTGTTCAGAGATAGTGTAATAAGTGGTGTTAGAAGTTGCAATACCACTATTAAAAGTTATAAAACCTTGTACTGCACCTGCAAGAGTTATATTACCCGTGCCTTGTGATGTACTAGTTTCTCTTACTCTATCATTTAAAACCAAAGCCATTTAATTTTCCTATTACGAAGTTATACTAATAATCGCATCAGAACCAGCAGGTGATCCAGAAGCTGGATTTGGGAATGTAATTGTAAACGTTCCGTTAGAACAAGATTTAGTTCCACCAAAATCTAAAACAACAACTAGTCTGTTAGCTGTACTGTCAACTGTGCTACTATTGTAAATTACTCCATACGCTGCACTAAAAGTTGCAGGTGTTCCTGATCCCCAAACTGTATCTGCAAAGTCAACAGTTGCTACATTAGTTTGATTAGCTACTGCTTGTGATGTTAAAGTATTTCCACCAGTTGAGTATTGACTTCCACCACCTGTTCCGACTTCATTAGAAACAGTAGAATCATACACTGTGCTTGAAGTAGTGTAAGGTGCACCTGAACCTGCTTCATATAAAGCAAGTTTAAAAGTGTTTCCAGATGTTGCAAAATCATGATGACCGGAAAGTAGTGAGATTCCAAAACTGTAAGGTACTACATTTGCCATATTATTTTATCTCCTTATTAACTTGATGGTGATTTAACATTGAGTTGAACACGAACTTCACCATCTTGATATTCGTCTCTACGTCTAATGCCGATTTGTTCGACAGCATACGATTCTATAGCTTCACTATATGCTTTTGTGTAGTATTGTAACATATCTTGCGGACCTTTCAAGTATCCATATGCATTTACTAGACAAGCATATAAAAGCAAATCTTGATATTTATTTGATAAATAAGTTCCATTTGTAGCGGCCGGCGCTGCTGTTGGTTGTGTTGTATCAGTTATACTTATAGGTTCTTTGTCATAAGCAAGTGTAATAGCATAAGTTTTATCAGGAGTTGGAGCTACTACCCAAAAAGTTTCATCCCAATTGGCATAGTATTTTGGAATATCTACAGCATTTGTATTTGGTGTAGAATAGTATTCTGCTATAAAACTTGTATCTCTTTGTTCTAAATAAAATTGATTACCTGCTTGATCGGTTAATTGAACGTATCTAATTGCTCTTAAATCATCTGGAATAGTTACATATCTATTTCCAACAATTAAATTAGATGTTGCATAGAATACATTCTGATCAGTATCAATTGCTCTTGTAATTTTATTTTCTGCATTAACTATAATTCTTTCTAAAACAGAATCACTTAACACATTACTACTTACTTCTGTGTAATTTCTAATATCAGTTCTTAAATTATCTAAAGTGTATGCCATTATCCGTTTACTACCTCAAGAGTTACAGGTCCCGCTGAACAATTTGTTCCTCCACCTTCTACATTACCTGACGTTGCATTACTAGTGCTAGTTATGTAAAAATAATTTATTGGATTACTTATAGGATCAGATGTTGTTGCTCCAGTAACATTACCAGCAGCATCTATTTGTCCTAATGCAATTGTAAAACCATTAGCATTATTTAAATCACTAACATTATCAAAAGTTGGAATGTTAGCAAATGATTGTAAATTTCTTAAGTCAGCTGGATCAGAACCTCCAGGTCCAGAACTTGTTACTTGTGGTGGTCCTCTAAATCTTACAATAGAACTAGCAGCTCTTTGATGATTTTCTGAAAAAACATTTACATAAGTTACACCACCAGAAATAATAGAAGTAAAAGGATTGTTATCTAAAAGAATTAAACTTGTTTTTGATGCAGGTTGTGGTCTTGGATTGTATAAAGCTTGAGGGTCCGAACCTACAGGCTTTGGAGAAAGTTGTGGCTGTTTTGCTTCAAACTCTGAAGTGTGAACTAAAGACCCATTCCATTCTCTAACCATTTCAGAATATGGATATACCATTCCTGATCTGTCAGAAATTGCTAATGCGTGTTTACCGGAAGCATACTTACCCATTATACTCCATCTCCATAAAATGTTTGTGGTGAAATGAAAGTAGATGTGCCTTGATTATCTGCATCAAGTGCTCTTAACAATTCACTTTCATATCTTCTTTCTAACTCTTGACTCATTTCAGGTGAATATTTTAAACTTAAGTAATAAGCTAAACCAGACATCATGCAAGGATAGAATCTATTTACAACATCAGAAGTATTATTGTATGCTCCTACGTCTTGAATTTTAGATAGGTAATAAAAACAAAATTGAAAATTACTTGGTGTAGTTGTACTTGATACACTTGAACTTGGTGTTGTGTATAAAAATATACTTGGGTTTAATTTTCTTTCTACATAATATTGAGAAGGCGTGCCTTTAGCTAATTTATTTGGTGTTTGTGAATAGGTAGATCTATCTATTTTAGTTAATGCAATATCTTGGGTGTCTGTAGTTGTAGTATTATTTCTGTAATATGCTTCTAACACATCACTGATATCGCTTGGAAAATTTTC